TGTCATCAGATGATATTGTATCTTGTAACTGAGACATTATTTTTCCGTATTCAAATACATTTATATTAGAACCAACGCCCAATCTTGGGTCAACACCCATTTCCTTGAATTCTGGTATATCATTGTGAACTTCAATGAGAATTTATACAGTATTGCAAACATCTTAGCCACTGAAGACCAAAAATCTATGTAATCTTTATCTTCAAATAAATCAAATTCTTTTTCATTTCTTACAAGATATGTAGGTATTATACCAACCTCATAAACTTTCTGCACTAAGTTAACCATCAAATTAAACACATCATCATCATTCTCTATGTATTCTCTATATGTGTAATTAGTGATTCCTGTTGGGTACACTGGAGCTGCAGAATATGTTCCAGTAACATCTGTTGATACTATCTCAATCTGACCTGTTGGGTCTGTTCCTGTTCTTTTGTATGCTAATTCAATCAAACATATTGTCTTGTCAGTAAGATTAGGATTGATTTCAGCTATCAAATTTACTTGAGTTAGTGTATACCAATCTGTATAAACAACACCATCTAATGTATATCTAAATTTCTTTTCTACAGTCCTTGTACCAGTTATGCCTGTTATATTCTCTGTCAGAGTTGTCACTGCTGATAGAAACCATAGTGGTGTCGTTCTGAATACAACCTCTTCTCCTATACTTTCTAATATGTTATCATCGCTTGTGAATGCCATTTCTTATATGTTTTGTAGTACAGTTGCTTGAAATCCAAAGTCTTTTTCCTGTGGATAATATATTGGGTTCAAGTTTCCTTGTAAATCTTCCAATATATTGCCATCTAAATCAAGCATTTGAAATCCTCTAACTCTTGGTAATTTTAATACTTCTGTTTGTAAATCTACTGATGGAAAGAAATATGAATCACTTACATACCTAACACCATCTGTGTGTTTGACTATATCCAATAGATTATCCCACTCAACCTTGTTTCCTGCTCTCCAATATCTATAGTCAAGATACTTGTTTATCCTTATCTGTATCTCTTTCCTAACATCATCGGTTACAAATGCAGGGTCAATATCAACCCTCATGGAAATATCGATAGGCTGCCATTGTACATTCTGTAGCACAACCCCATATCCATTGAAATTAGAAGGTCTGAATTCTGTCAACGAGAAGAATTTCTCTGCTCTCAACACAATATCATTTAATTCTGATGTGTTTAAGTCTATGCCATTTTCAGTAAGTATGCTTAGAACAACTCTGCCCTGAGCATCTATGCCACCATAATACACTTTCAGAACATTTTCATTAATCTTCATGAAAACTTGTTCTACCTGTGATATGGTTGAACGACTCAACAAATCTACACCTTCTTTTACACGTTTTCTGAATACATCATCGCTCTCTCTATCATTGCCAAATTGAGCAGCATATTCATTTATAACATATTTGTGCCCTGATGGTGGAGTTGACATCTTATTGATTGACAAAGCATCTACATTCGTATTAGAACCAGTTGTTCTGCTTCTAATCTTTATGTATCCATATCCAAATGCTGAAATAGTGTAATTAGCATCAATATCGAACTCAACTCCAGAATTACTTTTCAATACATGTGTTCCCACAATATATGTTGTTCCTGGGTCACCAACAACTCTGATGTACGTTGATGATTGTCTTGCACCAAATCTTTGATACACACCATATAGCATAGCAATGTTGTCAAGAGCCTTCCCAACAGCAGTATCTGGAAATATATTGCCTTCTAAGATAGCTATATCCTTGTTGATTTTCTGCGCTATTTTCGCAATGCCATAGGCTATTGCATTAAGAACCCCTCCATCTGTAATTTTAGTTACATTGTTGGTCTTGTTGATGAGTATTTCTTGGAATATCTCTTTGTACTCTTCTGTTGTCGTTAATTTCGTGAACATCTTTCTTTATACATTAAAATTGTTAAAAACCAAATTGTAGAAACTATTAGCTGAGTATTTGACGAAAACTGAACCATTGTTATCATATAATAAGCTAACCACATTAAATTCTCTTATCGTGTCATCAGATGATATTGTATCTTGTAACTGAGACATTATTTTTCCGTATTCAAATACATTTATATTAGAACCAACGCCCAATCTTGGGTCAACACCCATTTCCTTGAATTCTGGTATATC